GCCGCCATTGCCGCCGTTCGCGCCCGATCCGGCATATCCACCGCCACCGCCGCCACCGCCGATCTGGACCACCGTTTCGGTGACATCCATGCCGGCCCCGCCCGGCCTGGTCCCCGCGGTGCCCGCCGTTCCGCCAAGCGTGGCGGCGGAGGCATGGCCGCTCCCCGCGCCGCCAGCCGCGGGAGCACGGACGACATTGGCGGCGTCGATGCTTCCTCCGCCACCGCCCCCGCCGTCGACGCCCCCGCCGCCGATCGCGGCCGTGGTGGTGCTTGCCGCGCCACCCCCGCCTCCCGAATTGCCGAGCGTGCCCGTGACCGGCGCAGCGCCTCCTGGGGTCGTCGTGTTCGTGCCGCCGGGGCCGCCCGCTGCGCCGCCATCGGCCCTGGCGAGCATGCCCAGCGAGGTCGTCCCGCCGATCCCACCGGTGCCGCCATTGCCGGCAGCGGTTCCCGCCGCTGCGCCTGCCGATCCGCCCGCCGCGATCGTTACGGTCTCGGTCGCGCCATGAGCATTGGCGGGCAGGGTGAGACAGCTCACGGCGGCCCCCGCGCCGCCGCCGCCGCCGGTGCGGATGCCGCCCGTGGCGTTGACGCGACCGCCCCCGCCCCCGCCGCCGCCGCCGATCGCCACCAGGTTGAAGCTGGTGGCGAGCGGCGGTCGGATGCTCGTGCCCGAACTGACGAACAGCTGGCGCAGCGGCTGGATGCTCCAGCGCGCCACGGTCCAGGTGCCGCCCCACCAGGCCAGCTCGATATGGTCCCGCGCGGCCGACAGCCAGGCGACCTCGCTGCCGGCACTGGTCTGGACGGTCACGCGGTTGGCGCTCGTGTCGGCCTTGGCGACGCGCAGCACATCGCCGTCGGCGCCGCCGCTGGCCGGCAGCGTGAGCATGATCGCCCCGCCGCTCGCATCGGCGCGGAGGAACCTGCCGGCGTCGCCCTGCGCGATCGCATAATTGGCAGTCTTGTCGAGGCGCGACAGCTGGTGCGCGGCCTCGTACAGCTCGTCGAAATTGGCGTTCGCCTTGATCCAGGCGCCGCGCTCGGTGTCGCCGCTGCCGTCGTTCGCGGACGCGCCGACATTGATCGTCTGTTTGGCCATGGCTCAGCTCCTGTCGGTGGTGCGCAGCGTCGAATCGACCGTCGTGGTCGTGCGGTCGACGCGCGTGGAGGATGCCGGCGGCTGCGCAGGCTGGCCCGGCCGCCGGATCGCCAGCGTCGGGATCGAAAGTCCCAGCGCCGGCATCAGTAGAGCGCCAATATGTCGGCCGCGGTCGTGCCGGTGGCGCGCACATATTGTGCGCGGAACGGCAACAGGCTGCCGCTGGGCACGTTCTTCCAGCTCGTGTCGGCGGCCGCACCGACGCCGCGCATCGCGATGCTGCCGCCGGTGCCGACGTACAACGCCTTGGGAATGTCGGTCAGCGCGTTGCCGTCATGCGGCGTCACCGCCACCGCGCGTGTCGCCGGCGCCGAAACCTGGTCGGCCTGGTTCGAGAATTGATCTGCCATGTCTGCCTCTCAGCCGCGCAGCGGCTCTCCAAAAGAAGATGGATTTCACGCGGAGGCGCGGAGGGCGCGAAGGAAGGGAAGCAATCGCCGAAGGAATGCGCGCCGCTTCCCCGGAGCAACCAGAAATCTCCGCGTCTCCGCGTGAACCGCTCTTTCCTACGAAGCCGCGAACTTCAGCAGCTTGATCGCCTCCGAATTGCTCACCATCCCGCCGATCCGCTTCGTGGCGTAGAAATGGACGAAGGGCTTGTTGCTGTACGGATCGCGCAGGATCTGGGTCTCGCCGCGCTCGGCGATCAGGTAACCCGCCTTGAAGTTGCCGAACGCGATCGAAAGCGAATTGGCCGCGATGTCCGGCATGTCCTCCGCCTCGACGACCGGGTAGCCCAGCAGCGTCGCCGGCTGTCCCAGGGACAGGCCGGGCGCCCACAGGAACGCGCCGTCGCTCGTCTTGAACTTGCGAATCCGCGCCAGCGTCGCCGAATTCATCACCCAGCTCGCGCCCTGGCGATACGGCGCGCGCAGCGTCTGGACCAGGTCGATCAGCTTCTCCTCGGGATTGGCGGCGAATGCGCCCGCCGCCCCGCTCGGCACATATTGCAGCTGGCCGAACGGCCGGGTGGCATCGCCCGCCGCCGAGATCGTCCCGGTCAGGAAACCCTTGGGCTTGTTCGTCCCGTTGCCGTTCACGAACGCCGCGCCCTCGGCCGTCGCGAACTCGCGGGCGATCTCGTCGGCCAGCCATTGCTCGACGTCGAACATCGCGTCGTCGAGCATCGCCTGGCTCGCCGCCGGGTTGGCGAAGAGCTCACCCGAGGGCGGCGCCACCTCGTTGAACACCGGCGTGTCGGTCTCGGCCCGCGCACCGATCTCGGACGCCCAGCCGCTCTCGAACCCGGTGCTGGTCACCAGCTTGCGATAGCCGCTGGATCCCACCTTCACGACATTGGCGATGCTGCGAATGGGCGAGACCGATTTCAGCGTCGCGTCGATCTGCGCGTCGATCTCCTGCGGCACGGCATAGCCGCCTGCCGCGTCGCTCGCGCCGGACATCGCCTTGGCCTCGACGCCGCCGGCGCGCAGGAACGTCTCGAACGCCGCGCTCCCCACCGGCTGGCCGCCTGCCAGCATCGGCCGCATCGCCGGCAGCCCCGCCATCTCCACCGCCTCGAAGCTCGCCTCGAGACCGTCCGCCTTCACTTCGATCATGCTTCTCTCCCGTCCACGCCAAAAGATCCTCCCCGAGCTCGTCTCGGGGAGGGGACCGTCCGAAGGACGGTGGAGGGGCGCCGCCTGCGACTGCCCCGGTAATTTCGGTTTCGCTGCGCTGGAAAGCTGCGTTGGAGCCGCTAGGCTTGCGTCCCATGAAGCACGCCCTGCTCTGCACGATCGGCCACAACCTTGCGGACTCGATCGGCAGCGGGATCAGCTTCGTCACCGGCTTCTACGAAATCGAGATCTTCCACGAAGCGCGCAGCAGTGCCGGCGGGGTTATCGCCATCGATTTCCTCACGGGCAGGATCACCGAAGGCGACGCCTCTCCGGTCGTGATCCGGGCGGCCGCTGCCGCCGCCGAAGCGCTTCCCGATTTCTGCCGGAAGCACGGTGCGTCCCGCGATGATTTCGTCGAGCTGTCCGCACGTTTCTTCAACAGCGCGACCGCGCACCGCACCGATGTCGCCGTCACCGATCGGAACGGCGTCAGCTCGGTGACTGAATATTCGGGGATTCCGCTGGCGCGCCTTCGCGTCCTCGATCCGCTCGGTCGCATTCGTCCCGCGCCACCCCACCGGCGGCCACCGCATGCACCCGTGCCAGCGGCTGCATCGGACTCGCAACCAGACTGACCTCCATCAGGTCGAGCCGCCGGATCTCGCGTACCCCGGCGCCGGCCGCCTCGCGCACCCGATAGCCGAACGACAGCCCGGTGACCGCACCCGCCGCCACCGCCGCCGCCAGGCCCGGTGCCTCGACGCGCCCGATCACCCGCAGGCCGCGGCTGTCCTCCTCGATCCGCTCGATCGTCCCTACCGGCGCGCCCTTGTGCTGCCACAGCAGCGGCACCGCGCCCGGCGCGCCGAACGCGCCCCTGCGCACCACGTCGCCGCCCCGGTCCCGCACGTCGAACACCGAGGCATAGCCTGCGAAGCGCACGCTCATTTGAGCCAGCCGGGAAAGCCCAGCTTCACCGCCAGCCCGACCAGCACCAGCGCCGCGACCATCCGCCCCGCCCAGGAAAAGGCCGCCTTCAGCGCCGATCTCTTGGCGTCGCGCCAGGCCCCCAGCAGCTCGCGCAGCTCGGCCATGTCCTTGCCCGCCGCACTATCGTCCAGCCCCAGCTTGGCGAGCGCGCGGTGCGCGCCCAGCTCGCCCGCCTCCTCGGCGATCGCACGCAGCGTCACCAGGCTCGCGCCCTCGCTCTCGGCCTGCTCGACGAGCTGGGCCAGCATCGCTCCATCGCTCATGTCAGTCCCACCATCTCTCGTTTTTCGTCGTCGGAAAGGAAGTCCGCCGCCGCCACCTGGCGCCACAGACGCTCGCGGTCCTCGGCCAGCGCCGTCACCGCATCGATATCGACGCCCAGCGCTGCCTCGGGAAACCGGCCCCCCAGCCCCTGCGCCAGCGCGTCGAGGATCTTGCCGGCGAGCGGCAGGATCGCGAGCCGCCACAGCGCCCGGTTCGCCTCGCGGTAATTGGCATAGGCCGAATCCCCCGGCAGCCCGAGCAGCATCGGCGGCACGCCGAACGCGAGCGCAATCTCGCGCGCCGCCGCGGCCTTCAGCCCGACGAAATCCATGTCGGCGGGGGTGAGCCCCATCGCCTGCCATCTGAGCCCGCCCTCGAGCAGCATCGGCCGTCCGGCATTGGCCGCGCCCGAAAAGCCCGTCTCGATCTCGTGCCGCAGCCGCTCGAACTGGTCGGGGGCGAGGGTCGCTCCATCGCCCGGGTCATAGACCAGCGCGCCCGAGGGCCGCGCCGCATTGTCGAGCAGCGCCTTGTTCCAGCGCGTCGCGGCGTTGTGGATCGCGATCGCGCCGGCCGCGGCGCCCAGGCAGCCCAGCCCGTAATGGTCGTCGGCGGGGTGGAACGCCTTGATGTGCACCACCGCCGGCCGGCCGGCCGGATCTTCCGCCGCCAGGCGCGCGACATGCTCCCCGACCCGGTAGCGATAGGCGACCGGCCAGCCCGCGGCATCCGGCTCCACCGTCACCCGTTCGGGCCGCAGCGCATAGAGCTCGGTCACCCGGCCCGCCGCATCGGCGAGCAGTTGCACATAGGCGTTTCCGTGCAGCAAAAGATGGGCGGCGACGGTCTCGGTCAGCGTCTGTCCGCCCGACCGCGCCGTCACCAGCGCCACCAGCGCAGGATCGCTGCCCGTCAGCGCAGCGCCGCCAACGCCTTCGGCGATCAGCCGCACCGCGCGCTGCGCCACCGGGTTCTGGCAATAGCCCTCGCGCACCTGTGCGTCGTAGCTGCGCGGCCATTCGCCGAACCCGGCCAAGCTGCCGGCGCGCGACAGCGGCAGCCGCGCGGCATCCCGCGCGGACTTGCGTCCGAACCATTTCAT